ATGAAATTATACCAGACGAATCAATAGAGTTAGTCTATGAGACAACTCCTTCTCTTTCCTCCTGTACGGAGAATGGATTAAGCAAAGGTGGTTCCTTGCCTATTGTTAAATCCGTTTTACCTAAGTGGAATCACAAAGAAACAGTGGTTTTAAAAGTTGGTATGCTTACTGACCCACGTCCTATTTATAATCATAATGAATCTGAAATAAAAGATCCTGAAGTAGCTACACCTTTTCATATAGAAGAGAATGCAGATATCAGGGGATTACAAAAAGCAGGAGAATTACTCTCAAGTCCTTATTTAGAGATTGACCTAAACCCCGAAGGGATAGGTTCTAATATAGATATAGAAGAATTGTGCGAATATGCGTTATCTAAACCTTCAATAACAAGATTTCTGTCATTAAAAGAGGCACTTAAAGTTAGAGGTATATCGACCCCCTCAGCTCTTGAAAATTTTATACTCCGACCCATCCAAAAATATTTGGCCCGATGTCTTTTAAAACACCCGGTCTTTTCTACAACCGGTCATCCAATGACTGATTTAGATATTGAGAAAGTACTCAAAGTATTACACGATGATGAGGAGCTAATTTCAGGAGACTACGATAATGCTACAAACAATATCATAGTTAGATATACACGTTGTTGTATTAGACAAATTTGTACCAATCTACACCTTTCTGCGAATATGTCAAAAGTAGCAGAACGTTCTTTATGCGATAATATATTACAATATAGTTTTTACTATAAAAGTGGTGAAATAGTACTTGAAGATCTTCAAATGAATTCACAACCTATGGGAAAGATTTTATCTTTCGTGGTCTTGTGCATCCTTAACTTTACAGTTTGTAGGAAGGCATGTGAATTAGATAGTGATAGTACGATATTAATAAAAGATTTTAGAGGTTTAATTAATGGTGATGACTGTTGTTTCCCTATACGTAATTTTCATTTATGGGAGAAATGCAGCGGACAGCTAGGTCTTTTCAATTCAATTGGAAAGACGTTCCTTTCAAAGACATTCATTGAGATGAATAGTAGAACATTTCTTATAAGAGAGTTTGAACAGTTTCATACATGTCGTATAAACATGAAATTTACAGAAGTACCTTTTGTGAATTTTGGGTTGATGAAGGGCTATGTACGCTCACAGTATTTTGCTGATGATAAACAAAAGCAAGAACTTTCAGCCTTTTGTAAAATAGGCCAAAATCATCAAGAATTATTACAAAATTTTCCCTCGCTATATGAGGAGCTAGATTTTTTATTTAAACGATATAATAACCACTTACTCTTAGATCCCTTGCTGAGAGATATACCTTATTATGTACCGCAATGGTTAGGCGGATTAGGTATGAACCCAGGGCCAGATTTTGTAAACAAAATCTCGTCGAGACAACGTCAAGTATGTACTCGAATCTATAATCGACTTCTCACTTCTGTAGAAGTAAAAGCAATCACTTGTGAAAAGGATTGCGTTATCCATGACATTGTGACTAAACGATTAAAACGACTTTTTAAGTCTTATAATCTGCCAGATAAAACAGTGTTTTTGGGTCTATGGAGAGAAGAAGATGAGTATGTAAACCTAGAGCATGAGAATGAAATACTTTATCACTCAATGGTAGAGTCTGTGTGGAGACAGTCTGATTTAGAAGACTTCTTCCATTATCCGAAAAATGGGCACAAGATCCCTGTCTATCTTAAACGGAAGGATAATATCCTTCGTAAGAAGATTTCGCATAATGCGCAGATCTGGCGAACTCAGTATGGTCAAATAACCGCTGATGATCGCCCACTCAAATGGTTTAAATTATGGCACGACGCTAATGTTAATCGCGTGACTTTTCCCGCATTAACTGCTGATCACTTATTGGTCAATAAATTTAATAATTTAAATCTCATGTGAATATGCA